TGCTCCCCTCCTATGATTGTGGCCGGCTAATATCTCTAGGCCGTGGTCAGTGTCCCTACCCCGTCTGAATGAGCCGCAAGCGTGAAGGTATTACCATCGGTAGCCTCCACGTCTGCCGGGGTATCATCGGCCAGGCAATAGGCTAGGACGGTGCCGCTGACCTCATAGATGACGCCGAACCTCGCCAGGATACTACCACCACTAGCAGTCCAGACCGGGTCGGTGTCGATGTCGATTTTGACCGTCGTGGTACCCGTCAGGACGAGGGTAACCGCCATACCGCCGGTGGTATAGCCGTTCTCGCTGGCGTGCTCATTGGTCAGCCCCGCATAGGTAGTGCTGCCCGCCCCGATGTTAGACGTGCTCAAGAATAGAGCGCATTTAAAAGTATCTGAGTCGAGGTCGAATGTCCCGTCCAGTAGAGAGGTTAGACCGGCATTAGTTAAAACCCAATTCCCAGCTCCCATAGCATGCCTCCTGTATATCCGATTTTAGATGCGGGGGCTCGTTTTCCCTGGGGAAAGGAGATAAACCCAGGCGAGCCCCCGCCCTTCGGCAAAGCCAATGTCGCTACACTCTGCCGAAAGCAGTCAAGCCTTCGAACCTCTCCGGCTCTTGCTGCCTCGCTTCGCACCCTTTTTAATAACCTTTTCCTGTCTCTTAGCTTCGGGCGGCCAGGTCTTTACCTCGGCCTGCCCGGTTTCTCCGGTATCCGCTGGCTCCTTGTCCTCATGCTCGCCGTCGGCCTTGTCCTCCGGCGGGTCTGGCAGCTTATCCTCGGCCTTGTCTTTCACCTGGCCGAGGATTTCCTCCGGGGTTTTACCGCATTGAGTGCAGACCAGCTGGCCTTTTACCATGCGGAAATAGGGATGCTTGCACTGCATGATGTCCTCCTTTTTTAGCTCCTTTTTAAATAAGAGGGGGCTGTTCTGCAGCCCCCTCAATGTCCCAATAATCAGCCGGTAATCTGGCTACTCGGTATCTCCAGCCAGAAGAACTGCATAAAGCCACTGGTGGCTACCGTGCCGCCCCAGTAGGCGAATAACGAGGCCGGGCCGACGATATAGGGCGGGTTCTTCGGCTCGTAGAGCAGCTCATTCTTTGTCCAGACCGCGCTCGTCGGGGAACCATTCATGTCGCCGGTCAACTGGATATGAGCCAGGTCAATGCTCTCAGTCGGATTGGTAGTATTCCCCGAGCAAACGCTCTTGACAGTGCAGGCCGCGGACTTGATGTTATTGAGGGCAATCCTCATGTTCGTGGGGGTAATCGTGTTAGCCCATGTGCCGTCGAGAGCAGCCGCAACAGTGGCCGCAGTAACATCGACCATAGCCAAAGCCTCGACCTCATCCGCGTCTGTGGCGAGCAGCGGGGTTGTCAGCTGAATCGCCAGGCGGATAGGGATTATTGTAGTGCCATCCGGGATTGTCATGCCGAACTCCGGCTGGTCAAGGTCAACGATTGTGCCATCACCACCGCCAACCACCGGGGTAGACAGGGCACCGACGTTGGCGATAAAGCCTCTCCCCTCAAGGATTGCCGCCTGAACCCAGTCGATGCCCATGAGTTCGCCACGCCTGGTCATAAAGGGACGGTATGCGGAGCCGTCGGGTATGATGTATTTCTCGTTTTGCTGGACTAATCCTTCCATTGTTACACCTCTGTTTTTTTATTTTTTTGCCCGCTAGTCGGACAGGTAGTATTCGATGAACAGGTTAAATTTTCCCGCTGTCAGGTCAGCGGCGGTCACCACTATCTTCGGCGCTCTTTCCGCCGTCATCTTGATGCTATTGGCAGCATCCCCGACCGGTACCAGCGCCTTGGAGCCGGTTGAGGACCACGGAGACCCACTGACAGCGGCAGCAGTTATCAGGTCGTTTGCCGATTGTGAAGTGGTCAATGCCACCGACGCCCCAGCACCCACAAGCGGGGTAATCACATCCACCACTCCATCCCATATGATGGCATTTTTAGGCAACGGCTCACCAACTAATGTGATGTCACCCGCTACCCCACCGAGGGCATCAAAGTCATAGGTAAATTTTGCCACTCCACGCTGGACAGCACCTTCTATAATCATGGATTACCTCCTAAAAAGTTTGGGGGAGGAGATTATCCCCTCCCCTTATTTCGACCTTTACCAGCTAGATGCCGGTCACTTTACCAAATGCTTCGGGGCGATAGTGCACCATCGCACCACGCAGGGTCGCCTTGACGGCGAACTTACCCTTGACGAAGTAATCGGAGTATCCGCTGGACATATCGATCTGCAGCCCGCGCCTCGCGTAGAAGGCTGCGAAGTTGGTATAGTCACCGGAGAGAGCGGTGTTTACGGTAACGGCGGTAGTCTGGACAACAGGGACACCCCATATCTGGTCGGGGCCGGGATCCATGGGGCTACCGAAGATATAGATGCCATCCGCTGTCCTCAGAAGCCGGACATCCTGCCAGTCGGTCGGGTTGGTAAAGTAGACGCTCGGCTCGGCAAAGCCTACGGTCCTGATCAGGGTGAAGAGCTTATAGATCGCGTCCGGCGTCGGGTCGGCTCCCTTTTCCTGGCTGTTGATGCTGGTGACATTCAGCGTCCCCATCAGGTTAGGGGTAGAGCCATCGCCCTCGAGCACCTGCCCGTCGAGTCGCGCTCTCACCATGTAGCCGAGCCGGTTATTCAGGTAAGCCTCGGCCGCCGGCACGTCCTCCAGCTGCTCTTCCGTGACCGGGATAAAGGTGGCGATCTTCTCCACCGTCTGGCTCTGCTCCGTCAGCGCGAGAGCCGACTCGGCAGCGGCCGCACCCTCTGCAGCTTCCGCAGAACTATCGGTGTGGGTGGTCTCCTCCATGTACTTGATGGAGGACTGGGTGGTCGGGATCTGCGGAATATAGTCGATCACCTGGAGCTTCCGGGTGGGATAGAGCTCTATCCGAGGGATGCGAGTGCTCTCCGGAGCCCAGCCGGCGCCGGTTTCGAAGAGGGTTTTCATGTCAATGTCCACGAAGGTGGAGAAGCCCTGCTTCTTTGCCCCCTTCGATTCCATGATCATGGTGCCGACCGATTTCCTCTCCTTTTGATCCGCATCGGCGTTCTCGGGGAAAGGCATGGAGCCGGCCTTGTTAAACTGCTCATCGAGATCGGCGGTTACTTTCCGGCCATTCTCGATGGCCGTCATCTCGTCGAAGTCCTTCTTGAGATCGCCCAGCTCCTTGTTAATCCCCTGGAGCTTTTCGACCTTTGACTGGGTGTCCCCATCGCCGAGGCAGTTCACCTTAGAGAAGTCCAGATCCGCTCCGGCCTCCTCGTATGCCTGGTGCCCCAGCTTGGTCTTTTCTGCGATTTCCTCTCGCAGTTCCTTTAGCGTCTTTTTCATGGTAATGATACCTCCAGTATTTCGGATTCGATTTTAGTGAACTCGGCCTGCAGCTTTAAGACCGCATCCTTGTCCATAGGCTCAGTGCTTTCCAGCAGCTGCTTCAGGTCTTTGGCCATATCCTCTATTGAGGCATGCAGCTTCTTGATCCTGTCCCTGTTGGAAATCGAGAGCTCGCGCCCATCTTTCCGTCTCAGGTCAGCAAGCGACTTTGTCCGGGCGATCAGATCTTCGGCGGCAGCAAGCACCGCCTCCGCTTGATCCGCATAGGTAGAACCCTCTGCATCGGGGTTTCCTTTAATGGCCAGGGTGGCAGTACCAACGCCTGCCCCTTTCAGTACCGGCGATATCTCAAAAGGGTCGACCTTCTTCAATATCCTGGCCGGCCGGGCGCCGTCATGTGCTGCGGCCCACGCGTCCATCTCTTCCTCGCTACCCATCTCCAGCACCTTGAATCCATAGCTCCACTCTTGGAGCTCCGCTGAAAACTTGACGGTCTCGTAGTGCTCCTTCCCGGAGTCAGAAGCCAGGTTAAACTGCCCATTGCCGATTGCAAATTCTCCGACTTCATCAATAACAGCTTTTCCGACGGGTAGCGCGCCCATCCAAGAGCCGTGCTGATAAGCCGAGACAAGGACGTTCTTCCCTTTAGGGAAAGCGCCGGGGAGAGTCACATCGCCGTCAGCGTCCATAACATCGAACTGCGCTATCTGGGCAATAAACGACCCGGGACTCGCCTCCTTAAACTCTACCTGGATAGACTTCCGCTCTATTTCGTTCTCCATGGTTACCTCCTGATTTCAGGTAATAAAAAAGCCCTCCGAAGAGGGCGAATATTTCTTGAGAAATAATTTGGTCTACCGCTCTATCACCGGCAGCCAGGTGCACCGGCAGTTCTTGACCACTATCCCGCTGCCGATGTATAATTGTTCCATAGACTGGAGGTCGTAAACATGACCAGAAAACTTGAAATACCTGACGTTGATAATCTCATCAGCCGATACCAAGCCGGTGAACCTGTTAAGGAATTGCTTGGCCAACGGAATGTAAGCCAAACGACTTTCTACCGACTCCTTAATAGCCGTGGCATCCCTCGTTGCCAACTTCGTAAGCCCCTGCCGGAAGCCGAAATTATCTCCCGTTACCTCGCTGGCGAGTCCGAACTTTCCCTTGCTAGAGCGTTTAACATTGCCCGCAATGCCATACGCAGGAGATTGATTGAAGTTAGGATTAAACCCCGTTCCGGTAGCGAGGCTAACATTATCCGCATATCCAAGATGTCGCCTCAGGAAAGGCATGAGATTACATCCTCGGCACATATCGCCGTGAGGGGAAGGCGGAAAACTACCAGCGAAAAGCTCCGTCATGCCCGAACTGTCGAGGCTAAAGGATTGCATATTTCCACTGTTGAAAGCATTTTGGCTGATATGTTGCGGGAAAGAGGCATCAATAATTTTATTCAGCAAAAGGCTATCGGGATATACAATGTCGATATCGCCATCAAACGCCCTCGCCTCGCCGTGGAAGTCTTCGGGGGAAACTGGCATACTAGCCAGCATCATATTTTGTTGCATAATGAGCGTATTCCATACATCCTCAATAGGAGTTGGAACGTGCTCATCATCTGGGTTAATGCTAGACGCTATCCGTTGACCGTCAAGGCTGCTGATTACGCAATCTCCATGCTTGAGGAACTGCGCCTTGACAAATCCATCAGGGGTCAATATCGGGTGATTAGGGGTGACGGTGAGTTTATGACCTTTCCGGGTAATCAGCTCGATGGCTTCACCGGAATAGAAAGCACGACTGGCGCCAACTAATCCTAACGGTAAAACTTCATTGTCCGGTAAGAGGCAATTCGGGTGGACCGGGATTATCCCCTCTGAATCATCGATGGGAAACTCCTGGCCGGCTAAATCCACACAGGCGCAGTCGTGGGTATCAGGCGAAGCCAGGAACTCCACGCGGCTAACACCAGCGTCTTTATATGATATTATTGTCCCCTGGGCCGCAGCGCCTATCGTCTCGGTACGGGCGATTCGGGTCGCCCTAACCTTCGAACAGAAACCGAATACCTCCTGGACCCGCTTTGTAAGCGGGGCTATACCCTCGCCCTGGGCAAAGCCCTCGGCGAGCTTTACCGAGAGGAGATGGGCTGTCTCTTCCCCCACCTGCTCGGCCGCCCAGCCTATCCTCGTCCGGAGCCAGATAATAGCGGCCTGGCTGGCCAGGCTCTCTTGCTTCCGGTGCCCCTCAAGAAAGTCCTGGGCATTGGTTATTGCCTCGGCCATCAGGTCGGTCAGCACCGGGGCAGCTATCTCTTTGTAGTCCTCCTGGGCCTGGTGCTGGTCTATGAGATTATCCCGCCGGCGTAGGTTTTTAATAGCTTCCTTTTGCTGCTTCGCAAACATCTGCCGCAAGCTGGCGATAAAGGCCTTCTCGGAATTCTCGGCCTTCATGGCATATCCTTGCCAAAAGGTCTCCTTAACCTGCTCGTCGAAGAGAACCTGTTTCCGCTCCGACTTGGCATCCTGAGTCATAGACGGCTCAGGAGCTGGACCGGAAGTAACCGCCATCAGGTTATAAGGCCTCAGATAGAAATCCTGGGTATCATCGACAGGGACGCCGGCCAATTTCTGAGCATCCTTAACTTTCAGAACACCGCCGACGACTTGAGAATTTATCCGTTCAGTCTTTTTATTCTCGTCCTCCTGGAGGATGCGCACCCCGCTCAAGTCGAAGCCGACCTTCCAGCTCTGCAGGTCCGTCTCATATTCCCGCAGGAACTGGCGCTTTATAACGGAGGCCATGATCCGCTGCAGGGGAATAATCGTGCTCTCATAAGCGGCCTCCCGCGCCTCGGCATAGTTAGAATATGTCGAACGGTCAAGGCCGGCGCCCAGGCCGGCTACTATCGCCGGGACGCCGAGGACAGCGCTAATCCGCTCCTCCGGTATCCGGCGCAGCTCCCGCAGCGTCATGTCCTTGGGGGTGAAGCCGAAAGGCTTAACATCGGTGGCCGAGGACATGACCAGCGGATCCCCCCTTTTATCTCCGGTAAAATTATCCTTGAACCACTGCTTCAGTTCCTTTGCATCCGCAGTTGATGCGCTGCCGGCGCCGGCGGGGGATATGACCAGCCCGGGGATCCCCAGGTTCTTCATAAGCGCGGCGGTCATATTGGCCGCCTCGTCGTCAGTAAATACTTCCCTGAATAACGACTTCAGGGGACTCATCCCTTTACGGATATTTGAGGGATCGAACCCATCTCTAAAATGGACAATATCCTCCGGGAGGATTGACAGAGGCGCAGCGGCGCCGGGGCGATAGTCGTAGTGTGTAAGGAAAGCAGTGCCATCCCTCGGCCACTTCGGCTCTACCGTAGATGATGGCAGCCACCAGAGCTGCGCGGTCCGTCCGGCCGCTGACCTTAATTTGTACCAGTAGGCATTTCCGTCCAGGACGAAATCTGCGAGGGTGGCCATCTCCAGGAGGATGCCGTCATAGTAAGGATTCGGGGAGTCGGCCATGTCCAGCATCTTATGGCTGTAGACTTCCTCCCAGCTCCCTTCGGTATCCCGCTTCGAAAGCATAAGGGGCGCCTCGGGGAATGTCCTCTGTATCCACCGCATGCAGGCCATGATGATAGCGGACTGGTACCCGTTGACCTTCCTCTCGTAATCGAAAGAAGTATTCTGCATGAGAGAGGTGACGACCTGAGACTCCTGCCCCGGCAATCTACTAACGGTGAACCCTTTTCTGCTGATGTTAAAAAGTAACTTCATAATGGTCTCCAACTCGTAGCCCCCAGCATCAATTCGGTGATCGCCCATACCAGGGCATCCAACCTGTCTGGAGACTTACCGCCTGGCTCCCAATCGCATAGTTGATCCTCGAGCTCCGGGAAGAAGCCGACATGGTGAATCAGCCCCTGCTCATATAAGGCGCTCACCGGCTCCGCCCTCACTAGCTTGCCCCGGCTGGCATGCACCGCCTTGTAAGGTACCGACTCGTCCACCGTCCGGATAGTGTGCTCCACCATGTCGCCGCCATTATTTACCTCGCCGATTATCCGGTCGGCATTATGCTTAAAATAGCCGGTCACTGCAGCACTAGCCCAGCCGCTCGGGGAGGCCTTGATTGTCAGGTCGTCAAGAATATAACCGTGGATCTTCCCGTCGACAGTCGCGACGCCGGCAGCGATAATACCGGTCTCTGCTGAGTCGGCGCTTACCGTCGCCTCGGGGTCGATGGCCACCACCACCCGGCTCAGATCGGGATGCTTCCTGACCCGCAGATCATCTATCCGCGACCGCTTCCACAAAGCACCCGGGTTATCATCGAGGATCTCGCCGGCCAGCTCCTGCCGGCCGAGGCGGGTACCCTCATACTTCTCCATGATGTATTTTAAAAAGTCCGGGGCCAGGTAATCTCTGTTTTCTAATGTGTGTCCCCGGGTGACCGCTACTCTACCATTGGGATTTTCCCCTGTTCTGGCATCCTTGACTAAATCCTTAATGACTTTGATAGGCCGCGGCGTGGTGGTAACTACTGCTTGAGGCTTGTCCCCTATACGCAGGCCGAACATCAGGTTATCCCAGGCTTCCTGCGGATACTTAAACTTGCTCAGCTCGTCGACCCAAGATTTCATATGCTGCGGTCCCCGGAGCTGGTCCGGCTCGTCCCCGGAATAGATTATGGCCAGCACACCGTTGGGGAAGATCAACCGGCGCTTTGAAGATTCATATTCCGGCCTGAACCATGGTGGGCTTACATTCAGGATAGCCGAGGCACCGACCTCGACCATGGTGTCTCTGACATCGGCCTTGGTCTGTCCTACCAAAGCTATAGGGCTGAAGCCGGCCTTAGCCCATTTGACGACCATCTCGGCGCCGGCGCGAGTCTTGCCCCCACCGCGGCCGCTGAGCAAAAGCCATATATGCCAGGCCCACTCCGGTGGCAGCTGGTCGGTTCGAGCCCAAGCTTCCCAGTCATAGAGGAGAGCCTCAGCCTCCTGCTGTGTCAGCCGGTTTATCGCCTTTCGCCGCTCCTGCTCCGGCAGTAAAGCGATTGAGTGCATCAAGGAGCTTCCCTTTTGCATCTATCTCCGCCTCTATGGGCTTCCCGTCCTTGCCGGTGTGCTCGTGTTTCTCCTTCTTGCCCCACCGGTCAAAATACTGCCTCTCAAGATGGGTCATGTCGGCCT